GAAGGCACATGGCAGTTGCCCGACACTCCGGAAAAGCAAACTGAACTGATCGAGCTGTTGAGTCAAGAATTGCCAGTGGGTGTGGATGCTGTCAATGCCACAGGGCAACTGCAGGATATCTTGGGTGATGATGAGCTGTTTGATCGCTTGACTGACCTGGCTGATCGTGATCCCAATGCCAATGCCTGGGATGACTCAGCTGTGATGGATCGCATGTGGGAACTGGCCGATGCCAGCCCGGAATTGGCCGCGGCATTGACCCAGATCGGCACCCCCACAGGCCCCGAAGATGACCAGCCAGGCATGGCGGAAGAAGTAGATACCGGTGAACACGATGCTCGTAGATCAACCCACAAGGGCGAAACTACCCCAGAACAAGAAAAAAAATTCCGTGACAAAGTTAGACAGTATGGTGACGAATTAGAACAACGACAAAAAGAAAAAGAACAAGGTGTGGCGGAAGGCTCCAAGAACAATAGTACAATAGCACAAAAAATATTCTTTGCTCGTAGCGATAAAACACCCAAAGGCTGGAGTTATGACCATGTTGGATTTATAACTCAAGATGGACGACAAATTCAAATGAGTGGGCATAAAGGCAATGATGTATATGTCACTAACGATGTGACTGATGATCCAGAGTTTCCTAAACAAAATATCAAAATTGTATCATTATCAAAACCAGTATCGGTACCTACAACCAACACGGTAGGAGCAGAAAATTGTGGTACATTCGTGGCAAATGTATTACAAGCAAATGGTATAAAAGGTATTGATACACAAAAAATATATAGTGTGTTCAAAAAACATCAAGAGCAAGGTGTGGCGGAAGATTCTCTAAATGAACTCAGTTCTGATCTGCTGCAAAGATCTGCACAAGTTGCCAAAGACAAAAGTAAGCAGGCAATGGATCCCAAGATACATGATGCATTAGGCGGCGGCTATAAGAATCCATTGGCCCGACATTATGACTCCCTGTCACAAAAATTCGACCGAGGAGCAGAGAAAGCAAAACAAAGAGATACAGTGAAAACAATCGCCTCGATCGCTTCTCCAGCGGTAATGCGTAAGATAGGAATAGCCGAGCAAGACATGTCCGAAAGCGCCAGCTTTGACCTGGAACTGGCACGCCTGCGCAAGTTGTTGAAGCGATAAGAACTGTTTTTGACAAACGTGCCGGTCAACTGTTGGCGGCATAAATAAAACACAGAAAGGATGCAGTGGCATTCTTTCTTGAGGCAATTTAACCAGTTTCGTAGAAACACAGACAAGGCTGTGTTAAAATAACCTTGTAGGCAGCATTTAAGTTTAACTTAAATTTTTAAATCATATTAACGCATATAGAAAGGCAACACAATATGGCATCACTAGCAGAAATTCGGGCTCGTTTGGCAGCCGCAGAGAACAAACAAGTCAGCCAAGGAACTGGATCCTCTGACATTTATCCACACTGGAACCTTAATGAAGGCGATTCTTGTACACTACGTTTCTTGCCCGATGGCAATACCAAAAACACATTCTTCTGGCAAGAACGAGCCATGATTCGCTTGCCATTTAGTGGCATCCGGGGCGAAATGGAATCCCGACAAGTCATGGTGCAAGTGCCATGCGTGGAAATGTGGGGCGACGCTTGCCCAATCTTGGCCGAAGTGCGTGGCTGGTTCAAGGACAAGAGTCTAGAAGAAATGGGTCGCCGATACTGGAAAAAGCGCAGCTACATTTTCCAGGGTTTTGTGCGCGAGAATCCCCTGGCCGACGACAAGTCTCCTGAAAATCCCATCCGTCGCTTTATCATTGGTCCCCAAATCTTTACCACAATCAAGGGCGCACTCATGGATCCTGAACTGGAAGAATTGCCAACTGACTACCTACGTGGTCTGGACTTCCGCATCAGCAAGGGAGCCAAGGGCGGTTTTGCTGACTACAACGGATCAAAGTGGGCACGTAAGGAATCGGCCTTGACCGAAGCTGAGTCTGCTGCCGTTGAGCAACATGGCCTGTTTGACTTGAGCACATTCTTGCCTAAAAAGCCCTCTGACGTTGAGCTGAAAGTGATCAAAGAAATGTTTGAAGCTTCAGTAGATGGTCAGCCTTACGACACCGAGCGTTGGGGCAGTTACTACCGTCCTGCTGGTATATCGGCACCTGCTGGTGCTGCATCAGCTGCATCTACTGTAGATGCGGACGAGGATGCTCCTGCTCGCCCTGTGACCAAACCTGCAGTCACAGCCAAACCTGCAGTCACAGCCAAACCTGCACCTACAGCCGCCGGCTTTGACAACGAAGATGAGGAAGTTGCAGTGGCGGCAGCACCTGTGGCCGCAGCCAAGCCCACACAAAAGGCCGAAGACATCTTGGCCATGATTCGGGCACGTCAACAGAAGTAATTTAAACAGTAGATGTTTTCTGAAATAGATAACATTATTTTTCCAGATGGCTGTGAGGTAATTCAAACTACCTCACAGCAGTTTGTTTATCCAATTTTTAAAAATGGACAGTCATCACTATATGATTCTGTACCAAAAAAAAATTGGAAAATAATAACTGCTGAACAAATTCATAATATTGAAAAACCTATAACAATTTTTTTACGTGACCCTAAAAAAAGATTTATCAGTGGGGTAAACACTTATCTACAACATTTAGAACGAGATACTCCTGGATTAGATTTAGATACAGTGATGTTTTTTGTTGACAAATATTTGTTTTTAAATAGACACTATTGTCCACAATTTTTTTGGTTATTAAATTTGGCTCGTTATACAAACCCTACTGTATCATTTGAATTTCAAAACTTTGAAGATATAAACAAACTAACGGATATTCATTCAAAAGCAGGAGTTACTCCTATTGCAGAAAAAGTACAACAACGGATAGATGCATTTGATTGGAGATCGTTAGAACTATATTTCTTTTTAGATCAACTAGTAATGGAACAAATAGGAAATAAAATAACATTTCAAGAATTAACAAATCACATTCAAACTAATCATCCTGAAATTTATAATTTAATATTTAAAAAATCTATAGACTTGATTCATGTATTGTCCAAGACTTGATCATTTTGTTCGTTTTAACCCCAACGGAACCGTAAGTCGTTGCGGACACATGGTCTCGCCACCACAGTTTGATTTGCTTGAAGATATGGAATCTAGTACATGGTTACACAATGTAAAAGAAAAAATGGCCAACGAAGAATGGCCTGCTGAATGCATAAGATGCCAGGAAACCGAACCCGACAGCATACGAGAATATGCTAAAAAATTAGATAGTCAGACTGTACAGCCAGATTATTTACAAGTGGGCGGAGTATTAGATAATTTATGTAATGCGGCCTGCCAGACCTGTAATGAAAACCTAAGCACCAAAATAGGTAGTCTTAATAGTCGACAGTTTCCTATAATTAACAACTTTGATCGATTTCAACTGTTGCCACAAGATAGAATCGTACACTTAGATATCAACGGCGGCGAGCCCAGTTACAGCAAGAACTACAAGAAAATCTTAGCCAACTTACCGCCTAATTTAAAAACTCTTAGACTTAACACAAATTGTAGTACTGTATTGACAGAACTAATAGACATAGCCCGTCGCGGCATTGACGTTACTGTTACAGTCAGTTGCGACGGCATTGGATCAGTTCATGATTTTGTACGGTGGCCCATACCTTGGCAAGAGTTTTACAACAATTTAATGACATATAAAACAATGCCGGTAAACCTGAATTTATGGACTACAGTCAGCGTATTAAATGTGGATGACTTACCTAATATACAAGCGTTTGCCCTGGAACACGGCATTGATCACAGTTATGCATATTTAAAAACTCCTGTTGAATTAAGTGTTGATAATACTAACCAGGCGGCCAAAGATGCATACATAGAAAAACAAAAACAACTAAGAGAGATCAAATGAAAATTGCAATTACTGGTCACACTGCCGGAATTGGGCAAGCCTTGGCACAAGAATATATACTTGATCAACACGAAGTTGTCGGCCTAAGTCAACGCGAAGGCAATAATATTCGCAACACACCTAAAATTTGTGATCGAATTGAACCATGTGATGTGTTTATTAATAATGCACAGACCGGATATGCCCAAACTGAATTGTTGTTTGAAATGGCACAACGTTGGCAAGGAACCAAAAAACACATCATTGTTATCAGTACCATGATGACTCAAGACCCTGTTTCTGTTTTATCGGGGCTGGATATGGATCAGTATCGAATACAAAAAGTAGCCCTTGAAGAAGCAGTTCGGCAAATACGCAATCGTCGACTTGGCGTAACTGTTACCATAGTTCGTCCTGGAAATATAGCCACAAGCCCAGACAAAACAGTTCCGCCTGCTGCCGATGTTAACAACTGGGCAAGAACATTATTAGACTTGTTTGACATGGCCAAAAATAACAATTTATCAATTCCAGATATATCGTTAGGACCACTGAATCCGTGACACCAAAAGATGTTCTAACAAACAAATATTTCTGTCCAATGCCATGGACAGGACTGATGTATAACTTTGATGGCAAAATTAAAAATTGTATTCGAAGCGACGAAAAAACTGGCGTACTAGGCAATATCAAAGACACTCCCATTGACGAAATATTGTCAGGACCTATCAATACTGCCAAACAAACAAATATTACAAATAACAAACCAGCAGCTGGATGCCACACTTGTTATGATTTAGAACATGGAAAACAAGGTTTTGATATTATCAGTGATAGAATTTTTTACATACGAGAATTAAAACAAGTTCCACTTGACACCTATCAAGTTAACAATTTTAATTTACAAACCATTGATGTTCGCTGGACCAATCTATGTAATTTTGCCTGCGTGTATTGCGGCCCACAATTTAGTAGTAAGTGGGCCAGTGAATTAAATATTAAAAAAGAAGCACCATCGGAAGAACAACTAGCAAATTTTAGAGAATACATCCATCAACATGCCAAGCAACTTAAACATGTTTATCTTGCTGGTGGCGAACCATTGTTGATGAAAGAAAATTTGGAACTACTACAAGAATTAAACCCCGAAGTTAATCTTAGGATAAACACTAATCTTAGTAAAGTTGATACCGGAGTGTTTGATGCTGTATGTAGTTTTAAAAATGTACATTGGACAGTAAGTGTAGAAACCATCGAAGATGAATTTGAATATATACGATTTGGAGGACAGTGGACAGATTTTTTAGAAAATTTAAACACAATTAGAAAATTGGATCACAAGATAAGTTTTAATATGATATGGTTTTTACTTAATTATGATACAGTATTTGGGTGTGTGGACTACTTAAAAGGATTGGGATTCCATAATAACAGTTTTGTTATTGGAGCACTACTAGGCCCAGACTACCTAAACATCAGACATTTACCAAAAAGTGTGTTACAATTGTTAAAGATGAAACTGGAATCACGGATCAATGAGCAACCTGGATACCTACTCGAAGATAGCTATTGCAACATGCTACACTATATAGACAAACCGATTGAACAAGACTTACCAGGATCTTTTGAAAAATTAGCAGTAATCGATCAGAGGCGCGGAGTAGATAGCAGTAAGATTTTTACAGAATTATACAAATTAAAATGATTGATAAATTATATATTTCGACTGTTGATTATGATTGGAATGGTAGCAATTCCTTACTACTTGACAGACACAACATAGATAAAATTATTTCTAGCAATAACAATATAAATTGTCATACTTCGGTAGAAGATTTATTTTGTGAAAATATTAGTGTAGCATGTAATAATGCAAATGAAATAGTATTGGTTAATGTAAATGAAAACATTAATATTACAAATGATAATTGTTTTTCATACGGACGATTGTTTAATGAATTGACAAGGCATGCAGAAAAAGTTAAAAACTTTACCTGGAATAAAAAATTTAATTATTTAAAAAACACCAGGACTACTGACACTCCAGTTTTATGGACAGCTGGATGTTCAGTTACTGCTGGAGCAGCCATTGCACACAGCGAGAGATGGGGTACCTTGCTGAGCAAGTATTTAAATTTATCTGAGGTAACATTATCTCGAGGCGGAACCTCAATACTCTGGTCAGCAGATCAAATATTAAGGTCTGACATACGTGAAGGAGACGTTGTAGTCTGGGGACTAACTAATGTTCCCAGACTAGAGGTAGCAAGCAATTGGAATTTTAATTCAGTAACTATTAATAACTATTTTACTGTGGAAAAAGAAAATCAATACTGGACATTGAATTATTTTGAAAGCGAATCACAGGTACTGTTAGCATTGCGAAATATTTTACAAGTTATAAATTTTTGCCAAAAAGTAAAAGTACCATTATACCTTGCTAATATTCTTGATGTGGCTTGGTTAGGTGTAATGTTAAAAGAGTTTAAAAATTTTATTGATCTGACAGAAAATTTATCAATAACTGGAAATACTATAGATTTTATAGATCTAGGTTCGGATAATCAACACCCCGGGCCTAAGCAACACCAGCAGTATGCAACAAAAATATATAATTTTATTAAGGAAAGTAACCATGGCAAAACCATTTGACGTATCAAAATTTCGCAAAGAAATTACCAAAAGTATTGATGGATTGTCAATCGGCTTTAACGACCCCACAGACTGGATTTCAACTGGTAATTATGCACTGAACTATCTTATATCCGGGGACTTTCAGCGCGGCATTCCCTTGGGCAAGGTCACGGTGTTTGCCGGTGATTCCGGTGCTGGCAAAAGCTACATCTGCTCGGGCAATATCATTAAAAATGCCCAGGAGCAAGGCATCTTTGTGGTGCTGATTGACAGTGAAAATGCTCTGGACGAAGACTGGCTCCGGGCACTGGGCGTAGACACAGATGAGTCTAAGCTGATCAAGCTCAGCATGGCCATGATCGATGATGTGGCCAAGACCATCAGCACTTTCATGAGTGACTACAAGGCCTTGCCCGATGGCGAGCGTCCCAAGGTCCTGTTTGTGATTGACAGCTTGGGCATGTTGCTCACGCCCACAGACATCAACCAGTTTGATTCTGGCGATCTCAAAGGTGATCTGGGTCGCAAGCCCAAAGCACTCACAGCCCTGGTACGCAACTGTGTCAACATGTTTGGATCATACAACGTGGGCTTGGTGTGTACCAATCATACCTATGCCAGTCAAGACATGTTTGACCCAGACGACAAAATTTCCGGAGGACAAGGCTTTATCTATGCAAGCAGCATTGTGGTTGCTATGAAAAAAATGAAACTGAAAGAGGATGAAGATGGCAACAAGATCGCAGATGTCATGGGCATACGTGCTGGCTGCAAGGTAATGAAAACTCGTTATGCCAAACCGTTCGAAGGTGTGCAGATCAAGATTCCCTATGAAACCGGAATGAATCCCTACTCGGGACTGGTAGATCTAGCAGAGAAAAAAAATCTCTTGAAAAAAGAAGGCAACAGTTTGGTGTTTGTGACCAGTGACGGCGAAATTATCAAACAGTTCCGTAAAAAGTGGGAATCAAACGAAAATGGTTGTTTGGATCGACTCATGCAGGATTTCAACAATCAAAAAAACACAGCCAACGATGATGAAACAGTACAGGAGGAACAGGTATGAGTGTAGAGTTAAGTCGTGAAATTTGGGATGAACTCAAGCGGTACGTCAATGTGGTTGACCGCGAAGAAGCTGCCGAAATCATGGTAAGTGTCCTGATTGACAATGACATTTCAGCCGAAGAAATCAAACACACGTTCAAAGGCGATAGTGAAATTCGGCGTGCTGTATCAACTTACATGGAAGATCACCTGGTGCCCGACGATGACGATGAAGAAAACAACGATGACTTAGTCATCGATGACGATGAATATTGATCCAGTTAGAATAAGTTATTATTGTGTGGTATAGCAAAGTAGTAGCCGACCTGGGCAACATTCCAGATTTCATAGCTCATTATGAACATGAACTGGATGCAGCCAAGCGTGATTGTAGACTCTCAGGGCTGGTAGAAAAAAACATCACAGCCTTGCCGGGCATTACTGAGCATCGTTTTAATCAACTTCAAGAAATCGAAGCCATACTGAATCATCTCAATATTCAGCTGAGAAAAATTCGTCGTCGGCATTTTCAAAAGTACCTGGAGGGATATGCTCGAGCACTGACATCAAGAGATGCCGAAAAGTATGTGGACGGAGAAGATGAAGTGATTGACTTTGAGACCATAATTAACGAAGTGGCCTTGCTGCGCAATCGTTGGTTGGGAGTGATGAAGGGCTTGGATTCCAAGTCTTGGATGAGTGGTCACATTGTGAGATTGCGCACGGCCGGAATGGAAGACATACAAGTATGAAGTTTGCACACCCAGGCGACAGCCACAATCACAGTTTGTCAACACTGAATCAACTGTTTGAGTATGATGATTTCATGCTCAGTATCAGGACTGTGTTGGATTTGGGCTGCGGCCGCGGTGACGATCTTGAATGGTGGGCAACACGCACCACTCGAGATGAAAATCCTGAACCCTTGAACATTCGTTGCACTGGCGTAGATTTGGCCTCGGACTTGATTTTGACACACAGATACAACAATGTGTTTTATCAATCCATTGACTTTGAAGGTCCGATTGCACCAACTGCCAACGGTTACGATGTGTTGTGGTGTCACGATGCATTTCAATATGCACTCAACCCAGTGGCGACCTTGAGCAGTTGGTGGCAACTGGCCAGTCCTGGTGCCATGTTGTATATTGCGGTGCCTGTGACACAGCGCATCTATCAACGACAGCTGGATTATCATTTGACTTCGGGCTGCTACTATCATTATACCTTGGTCAGTCTGATCTACATGCTGGCCACGGCAGGATGGGACTGCAGAAGTGGTTTTTTCAAACAGACACCATCAGATCCCTGGATACATGCTGCGGTTTATAAAGGTGCACACCCACCCAAGGACCCCAAGCACACCAACTGGCACGAGTTGTCTGAGCTTAAACTCTTGCCTGAATCGGCCGATCGCAGTGTGTATTCACACGGATATCTGCGTCAACAAGACTTGATCGTACCTTGGTTGGACCACAGTCTAATGAGCATGGCAGTAAAATAACAGCATGACTACAATTCCGGTATTTGTGGGCTATGATCCTAGAGAAGCCATTGCCTTTCATACCTGTGTGAATTCAATCATACGACATGCCAGTCAACCTGTGGCCATCGTGCCCTTGGCCTTGAACCTGTTTCGGGACTACACAGAAACACACGGTGACAACAGCAATCATTTTGTATATACCAGATTTCTAGTTCCACATTTGATGAACTATTCTGGTTGGGCTATTTTTATCGATGGCGACATGATTGTGCGTGATGATATCGCTCAGCTATGGGAATTGCGCGACCCAAGCAAAGACGTCATGGTGGTCAAGCACGACTACAAAACCCGTATGACCAAAAAGTATCTTGGTCATAACAATCAAGACTATCCACGTAAAAATTGGTCCAGTGTGATTCTTTGGAATTGCAGCAACCCGGTCAATGGTCAACTTACTCCAGAGTTTGTGCAAACATCAACCGGTGCATATCTGCATCGTTTTGCCTGGGTCGACAACGAACGTATTGGAGCATTGCCCATTGAATGGAATTGGCTGCCGGACGAATTTGGTACCAATCCCAATGCCAAACTGTTGCACTACACGCTTGGCACGCCCTGTTTTCATGAGTTTGCTGATACTCCACAAAGCGAAGAATGGCATCGAGAGCGCATATTAACCGAACACTGTCAACAACATGGCATTTAAACTAGCAGTCTATCATAAATCAGTTCCAAATAAAAAAAATTTTGAAAAAACGCATATGTTGCAGCTGGTTGCCCAGGGAGCCAAGTTGGCAGGCGACACAGTAATCAACATAGAAAATTATATCCCGGTCACATGTGATGTAGCAGTCATACAAGGATGGACAGCAGCCGATATTCAACGCCCGCATTTGGCTTTGCGGAACGCTGTCATCAATCAACAGCTGATCACACATCGGTATGTATTGACCGCCGACAGCAATTTGTTTTTGTACGCCAACACTGACAATCCATTGCATTATCTCAGATACAGTTTTAACGGAGTGTTTCCAACGACTGGAATTTATTTTGACACACCAGTTGATCCGATCAGATGGAAAAAAATCAGTCAGGATTTAAAAATAACAGTCAAAGATTACAGAACCTCCGGGCAACACATACTTGTTTGTCTACAAAGAAACAACGGATGGAGCATGGGCGGATATTCAGTGGTAGACTGGACACGGTCAACAATACAACAACTGAGACAACACACAGACAGACCCATCGTGATCAGACCCCACCCTGGCGATCAAAAAAGTCTGATCTATCTACAAGAATTGACCAATTTACAGTCCCGAATGAATTTCAAAATCTCAAATCACACAAGCATCCGAGATGACCTACACAATTGTTGGGCAGCGGTCAATCATAATTCTAGTCCTGTGGTAGCAGCAGCCATTGAAGGCATGCCGGTATTTGTAACTGATCCCGAGCGCAGTCAATGTTGGGAAATTGCCAACGTAGATTTAAGCATGATTGAACAGCCAACCTGCCCAGACAGGACCCACTGGCTAAACAGGCTAGCAATGAGTCACTGGAAATTTGATGAGCTTAGGTCTGGAGAAGCCTGGGCGCACATGCGACAGTTTGTTCGCGATACTGCTTAAGGTGTTGAGCCCAGGCCGATCTGGTCTTCCTTGTATCATCGTGATTATAGAGTTTTTTGTCGTATCTGCGATTTGCGTAAGTTTCATCAAAATTGTTTCCAGTCACGTCATAGCGGTCGTGAAACACTGTGACCGGAATTGGTTGCACAGCATCGGCTTCGTGACAGATATCTTGTATCCACGAATCGTTCAATTGATGTTGGCTGACTTCGCCAAACAAGTCAATCCAGACTCTGGGTATCAAGGGAAACAAAGTCAGGGTTGGTTTGAAATTCTCAGTGGCCATGTGTAACATGCCCACAAAGTCTTTGTGGTCTGCAACATATTGATCCCACCCAACTGTTTGCATGACAGCATCGTCATTCCAGACCATGAGCCACTGACCACGAGATTGTTTGGCCATGGCGGTGTAGTAATGATTAAGTCCCGAATACCCCCACGGAGTACATTCTAACACTTGGTCTGTGGAACCAAACTGTTTGACAAGAGTGTGCCATTTTGAACTTTGAAAATATTGATCACTAGCCTGATCATCGTCGTCGTAGGCTGCAACAATTTCAATGCAGCCCGGATCCTGACAGTTGCTCAACAGGCTCTGTACGCTGCGTTCTACCAGGGCTGTGCGATTTCGTGTGGGCAACAACACGCTGACTAAAATATCATTCATATTATATTTACTCTAAAACTGCGTATATAAATATTCATTATGCTTGCCTATGTCATTGGTCTCAGTCAAATTGCCAGTTCGCGTGATAGTGCAACTAAAGTCTACGCCCAATTAAAAAAGTATGGGCTGGATGTGCACCACCACGAAGGAACCTATGGTGATCAAGCCCGGGAAATTTTTGAACTCGAAGGGCGAGAACTGTATCATACCAGCTTCAAGGGCAATCCTGTGGACGATGTGTACCGTGCGTCAGCAACTCGCCCTGGAGTAATGGGCTGCTTTCACAGTCACTACAGGCTATGGCAACGTTGTGTGCAAGTCGACGAGCCCATATTGATTTTTGAAGATGATGTCATATTTGAACGTGGGTGGATACCAGTGACCTGGAATGATGTGCTGCTGGTCGCTACCGGTAAGTCGGTGTACAAAGACGACTGGTATGCAGAAAAACTTTATAACCCCCAAGGGGAACCCTGTGCTGTTCCACTCAATCGCAAAGTCATGCCCGGCGCAGTTGGCTACGGTCTTACTCCCAGAGGTGCAAAAAAACTCACAGAATTTTATCAAAATTGGTTTGCACCTGCTGACAATTCAATGAACGCTACTGTGGTCAATTTGGAGTGCCATAACTATTTGATGGGTCGTGCGGCCATTGACGAAGATGGCAAAAAAAGCCTGACCAAAAGCCATATGTGGGACAAAAAGAAAAAATCTAACGCACTGGATTCCAGTAAGCTTCTGGACGACTAACTACCAAATCTTGCTGTTTGCTTCGACCTTGCTGCTTTCTGTTGCCCTTCATGTGATCCATGAATTTTCCCAGGTCTGAATTTATAAAAGGATGACCTGCACGTCCGGGGTTTGGCAGCGTGTGAGTCAAGTTATAGAACTTGTTGTTGTTCTGATATTTTTTGCGCACAACGTCCCACACATAGCTGTCGTGCCATTCAGCTAGATCAAAAATACGGTCTTGATCGTACATGGCAACCAAGCTGTTGATGAAGTTTTGAGTTTCAGGATGATCTAGGTTATAGCCTACCCAACCACATTCGGAATGATAATTTTCTCCTCGACCCAGGTAACTGATCATGGAGTCAGCCGGGCATAATTTTTCCAAGTCAGCCTGTTGCACAGGACTGTGAGTGACTGTGTCGGCATCTAGCCAGATCAACCAACCATGATTGATGTAACTGCTGGCCAGTTTGATAGAATAAATTTTGTAACAAAACCGTACAGCATCCCATTTGAATGATTTGGCCGGATCAAATATCCCGGGCGGCCCGGCCTGGCCATGAGCCTGTGGGTTACGTCGATGACGGTCAACAAATGCCTGCAGTTGATGATCAAGACTCAACAGATCCAAAATTTGTGTGTTGGCTCGAGTCACTGTGGGATCGCAGTTTTCGGCACACACAATCAAGTCCACATTGCTGGGCCAAAATTTTTCAAATGTGTCAATCATTTGCTGGCCGTATTGTTTTAATCCCGGGGCATTAAAAGTGGTAACTACAGCATATTTCATCTGGATATTTAGTGATTAAAACTGTGGCCTATTTTCCTTCTCAGTGCGCTTTGAACAGTGTGCCTGTTCTGCAGGCTTTGCTGACCGGCCTACAAACACAAGGAATACGGTGTGAACAAAATGGCTGTGACTCGGACGCAGCTATAATATGGTCGGCACTGTGGCACGGACGAATGGCCCTAAACCAGCAGATATATGAAAAATATCGGGCACAAAACAAACCGGTGATCATTGTTGATGTTGGCGCACTTGAACGTGGAGTGACCTGGAAGATTGCTCTCAATCATGTCAATCGGCTGGGACATTATGGACACACTGAAAATTTAGACCCGGATCGCCCGGCACGATTGGGCATAAAATTGTCAAACAAGTTGGGCAGCAACCCGGCAATATTGATCGCTGCGCAACACAAACATAGTCTACAGTTGGCCGGGCAAGACCACAAACAGTGGATTGTGGAACAGATAGAGGCCATAAGAAAAGTCAGCGACCGTCCTGTTGTTGTTCGCCCTCATCCAAGAAGTCCACTGGATTTGAACAACCTGGACAAAACAATACAAATTGAACGACCGCAAAAACTAGCCAACACCTACGACAGCTTTGACATGAATTTTGATTGGCATGCTGTGGTCAACTATTGTTCAGGCCCGGGCATACAAGCAGCCATTGCTGGAACACGACCTGTAGTTGCAACCTGTAGTTTGGCATTTCCGGTATCGGTCGCTATCGACAACATAGAACAGCCGTATGTGCTGGACAGAGAACAATGGCTGGTTGAAATATGCCACACCGAATACACGGTTGAAGAAATCAAACAAGGCCTATGGATTCACAGACTAAAACTATAGACTGTGCCTGTGTCATACACGGAACAGCCTACGACTGGACCTATGTGGATCGTCTGTACAACATGCTGAGTCGGCATATCACTCCGGGCATTAGACTGCATGTGTACACCGAATCTGATAGACCAGTGCCAGCACATATGATCAAACACGAATTGATTGATTGGAAAATTTCTCAACCCAAACGAGCTTGGTGGTACAAGATGCAGTTGTTTGATCCAGCACATCACACCGGTCCTTTGTTGTATTTTGATCTAGACACAGTGATAGTGCGCAATATTGATTGGATTTGGAAACAGCCCACTGCATATTTTTGGGCAGTAAGAGATTTCAAATACCTGTGGCGCCCGGCTTCAACTGGCCTAAATTCCAGCATTATGTGGTGGGACACAGCAAGATATGCCCACGTTTGGCATGAGTTTTTGCAACACAACTTGTCCGACATCATGCATCGGCATCACGGAGACCAAGACTATATTTCAGCCACAATTGCCGAAAATCAACGGCGCATGTTTGATGTTGATCAGATTCTGAGCTGGCGATGGCAGTGTGTTGACGGTGGTTATAATTTTAGCAAACGTAGACACCATGCCCCGGGGGCCGGGACTCACATACCCAATTCTGCTAGTGTTTTGATTTTTCACGGCAATCCAAAACCGGCCCATATTCAGGACAAAGTGGTGCTGGATCACTGGCGATGATAAATAACTGTATAGGAGACCCAACCAATGACCAACAGAACAATAAAATTTTTTGGATATGCATACGGTGATGCACCGGTGCAGTTAAGTGCACAAATCAATGGACAAACTGTGTTTAGCGGAGCAGTTGAAACAGTGAATCAAACAATTCCTTCTGGTCAAATTGATATGTCAGCTGCTCCGGTTCTGTTTTCTTTGGAAAATAGCCCGTTGTTTCCGGTAGAATTTTCAGGAAGCTATCCAATGACTGTGACAGTGGAAACTGGATATGGTGTGGCTCTGAATCAAGTACGTTCAAACTACATGCGGGGATTTGATAAGGCAGGTAATGTTGCAATAGCCGGCAATGCCACTGGATTTTTGGAATGTTTTTCGATAGAAAACATCAACGACGTTGGCGATAGTCGTAGCAATGTCACTATTGATGGAATTGCTGTACCACGAAATTATATTCCCGACGGAACAGGCCGAGACGGCAAAGGCGAATGGACCTGGGTGGTAAATCAAGGCAGTGTTATAGGTTACGATCTCAATGTTAGTTTGGGTAATGTAGCAGCTTGAGTTTTTTGCACACTTTTCAATAAAAAGCCCTGTACAAACAGGGCTTTTTTGTGATTGACGTTTGATTGTGTTTTTGTTATAATTGCTGTTTCACAATAGCAAGAAAGAACAAGCAATGAAAATCAATCCATTAAAAATTCAAGCTGCACTGGTAGTGGCCGGCACAGTGGCATTTGCGGCTGTTGCCCTGGCACTGACAAAGTTGGTAAGCACTTACTTTACTACAGAAACCTTGTTCACGGTGTACATGGCCGTAACTGTGGGGTTCGTGTTGTACTGTTTTTATCGAATGGTGCTGATCCAACTTGAGCTGCGGAAAAAAGTCAGCAAAAATCCCGCAAAATAACCGGTTGACCAAGTTGCTCCTTTTTGGTTATAATATACACATATTAACAACGCGGAGCTGGAAATGAGCAAAATTTGTATCAAAAACGGTGTGTATCGTAACCAACCGGTGCGCAACATCACTTTTTCTTTGGTGCAGGGATTTAGAACAGGTGCCCGCGGTGGCTATGTCACAGTGGACAGCGAGGGTTATTTTGGGCCAGATTTTGGCCAAGTGCGTGTGCGTGTAAACTCAATTGAAGACATTGAATATGTGGAAGGAACCAGCGTGACAAAAGAAAATACAGTGGTGGAATTCAAGCCTCAACCACAGGTGGAAACCGAAGATGAGGCCATGGCTCGTATTCGTGAGCGTTTTGAAATTCTTACCGAAATGACCAAGGCCGCTGTGGGCGGTGACATTCGAGCCATGATCGTGAGTGGCCCTCCTGGCGTGGGCAAGAGCCATGGCGTAGAGACTGAAATTGAAAAAGCCTGCATGTTTGACAAACTGGCCGGCAAGCGTCTGCGAGCCGAAGTGGTCAAAGGTAGTGCAACACCTATTGGCCTGTTCCAGACCTTGTACAAGTTTTCTGACGCCAATTGTGTGATTGTGTTTGACGACTGTGACTCGATCCTGCTGGATGATGTGGCCTTGAACTTGCTGAAAGGCGCCTTGGACTCGGGCAAGAAGCGCACTATTTCTTGGTTGAGCGAGAGCGCTGCTCTGCGCAGAGAAGGCATTCCGGACCGTTTTGAGTTCAAGGGTAGTGTGATCTTTATCACCAACTTGAAGTTTGATCAAATGAAGAGCCAGAAACTGCGTGACCACTTGGATGCACTGCAATCACGTTGTCACTATCTGGACTTGACCTTGGACACCATGCGTGACAAGATCTTGCGTATCAAGCAGATTGCCAAGGACGGTGTGCTGTTTGCAGACTACGACTTTGAACCCGAAACGCAAGACAGCATCTTTGAGTTTATGGAAACCAATCAAGCCCGCTTGCGTGAGATGAGCCTGCGTATGGCGCTGAAGATTGCTGACTTGCGTAAGTTGAGTCCCGACAACTGGCGCCGTCTGGCAGAGACTACCTGCATGAAGGTAGAGTAAAATGGAAGCGTCGATTGTTTGGATGCTGTTGAATGGTTGGTTTGCCAAGCATTGTTTTGAGGATGGCTCTACTGCATCAGGATGGGTGTGTTTGTTTATCAGTGCCTATTATCTGGCTCGAGTG